ATGATTGTATTAGCCCGCATAAATGACAAAGACGATATTGAAAAGAAAACCAACACCAATACCAACACGGGCGAAAGCCGTGATTCGGGTATCGTGAAATTACAGCTATTTAACCCCTCAGAAGTGGTTGAAGCCCGTATATCCCCTGAGTTATGGGATGCGTTTGGCGGCGGCAGTGATTTAGTCAAACTGATTGATAAGAAAGTCGAGTTTAAAATTCAACACGTTGAACGATCATTCGCTGGTGACGGTGGCAAGCACGTGTCATTCAGTGGCTACCATTTATTAGGCATTCCAACACTGGAAACTAAGGCTTAATTCAATGGAAAACCTAACACCTGAACAACTTCAATTTATATCTGAGGCGTTGTATTGGGGATTAGGCGTCGTTTGTCTTGGCCTTGGTGCAATATTCGGCAGTCAAAGATAATGAACGATTTTTTACTATTCTATGGCACTTGCTTTTTCATTGGCTGGTGTCTTGGTTATGGCATGTATGCCTATAAACGATTTACAGAAGTGACTGTAAATGACTGATATAAAATGGAGTTACAAAATGAATAACATTAAAAACATCTTAGCATCTAAAAAAACGGCAGCGGGTTTATTAGTTGCTTCTGCTGTCTGTTCTACATCTGCTTTCGCTGCTGATCCTGCAACGGGTGCTGACGCTGCTTTTGCTCAAGTTGCCGCATTGGTAACAAAATTTGAGACAGCTGCTTGGCCTATCGTTATTTCGATTACAGTCGCAGTTATTGGTATTTCACTGTTCAAGAAGTTTTCAAAGAAAGCTGCTTCTTAATATTTAATCCCATTAAGTATTATTTAATTAATTGGCAGCCTTTGTGCTGCCTTTTTTAATGGTGATGTATGCGAATTATATTATTCCTATTGTTATCTACTTTATCTTTCAATGTGTTTGCTGCAATAAATATGGTTGTTACTCAGAATCGATTTGCAGCGGCTGGTGATGGTTTTAATGTTGGCGATTGGACAACTGATGTAGCTGTAAAAGCAAAGTTTAAGCCTCCATTTACTGTTAATTGTTATAACTCAGGTTGTAAGGTTTCAAATTGGCAAGGTGTGTTTTTTGTTGCTAAGTCAGGTACGCCTCCTGCACCTGTTGAGAATTATTGTGACACCATTCAATATCAGATTGATTATGATGCGGCTAGAAATGCATGTGAATCCCAAACATCGGAATTTCAAACCGCTACGTTCGCAGGCCAATGTAATCGTGAGGCTGAACGTTTAGAAAGTACGTGTGATTTAGTCGGTGTGACTCCTCCAAAACCAGAGCCTGATCTTTGTCCTGATGGTTCACAACCTAATGCTGATGGTTCATGTGGTGATACTGGCGGTGACGGAGGGGGTTCAGGTGGCGGTGGAGATGGTGGAGGTTCTGGCGGTGGCACTGATGGTGATGGCTCAGGTGATATTGATTTAAGTGGTTTGCTTGATGCGATTAACAACAATAACAAAAGTATTACGGGGGCAATTACTGATAGTCGCCCTGCCGTTAATGACCTCTTAAACGTTCAAACTAAAGCATTATCAACCTCAGTAGAATCTAATCGTTTACTGGGTGTTGGCATTGCTGCGCTTGATGTTTCTAATGACGCATTATCAAATATTGCTAATTTAACTAGAGACTTAAACAATAAAACAGCCAATGAAGTTTCTCAGTCGGTAGAGTCTAATCGCTTATTGGGTGTTGGCATTGCTGCGCTTGATGTTTCCAATGATGCCCTATCAAATATCGCTGATTTAACTAAAGACTTAAATGATACCGCTATTAGTAATTCAGAACGTATTACAACTGAAATTGTAAAGAATACCGATGAACTTAAATTACAAACAGCCCATCAAGAGCAAATAACAGAGAGTCTATTAGCCTCCAATGAACTATTGGCAAATATTGATAAATCTATTTCTAGTTCAAGCTCGATTACATCAAGTGAATTATCAGAAATGCTAGGTTCATTAAGTACAGATAATAAAAACAATAACGACGATATTATAGATAAATTAAATGAGTTAGATCGTAACGCCAATAAGCACGATTTAACCTATGGCAACCTTACGGCTATGGCTAACTCTGCAGATTTACTAGTCGAGGCCAACCTTGATGAATACCAGAACTTCCTTGAAGGAAAAATAGCAACGGCTTTAATTGAAACACCAATGACAGAAGCTCTGTTTGATAAGGTTAAAGCATTCGCTAATGAACTGATCCCTATTTCTACAACCTGCCAAAATCTCTCCTTTGGTGATTACTTTACGATTGAATGTTCAAAATTTCAGAAGTTTAGAGACATATTTGGCTTCTTTATCTACGTCTATACCGCTTTGACTTTAATAAACATTTTGTTTACTGGCATTGTGCCAAACCCTGCAAGGAAATCTAATTAATGGCCTTACTACTGTTACCCGTTATTATTCAAGGGATTGCTAGGTTTACAAAATTTCCAGCATTAATTGCTGCATTGTTTTCCATTGCGACCTCAATATTTACGTTCTTCCTCAAGTTCTTTACTCGTCGCGTAATAACGAACTTGGTGATTGTTTCCATGATCACTGCCTCGGCAGTATTGGCTTACACCGCTATTGAAAGCTTGTTATTAACTATCAAGTTTTATGTGCCGCCAGAAGTGTCTGTTGGATTAGCCATTATAGCCCCTACTAATTTCACGGCCTGTGCTTCGGTGCTATTTAGTGCTCGCTTAATCCGTTGGGTGTGGGAATGGAAAGCATGGGTAATTCAGACCATGAGCAATACCTAATAGGAACATAGATATGGCTGTTTACGTAATAACAGGAAAATTAGGTGGTGGTAAATCAATTATGTCGGTCTCTAAGGTGCGTGAGTATCTTAATGAAGATCGTATCGTGGCCACCAATATTGATTTGAGGTTGCACTGGCTGGTTAGGCATGAGGCTAAGAATTGTCGAGTGATGCGCGTTCCTGACAAGCCGAGTGTATTTGATTTGAATGCTATCGGTTTAGGTAATCCATTAATAGCGCGTGGTATTAAAGATGAATCACGTAATGGCCTGTTGTTACTTGATGAATGTGGTACTTGGTTTAATAGCCGTGATTGGAATGATAAAGGCCGTAAGGAGCTGATTGATTGGATCATCCATGCTCGAAAACGCGGCTGGGATATAGGCTTTATTGTTCAAGATTTATCTGTGCTAGATAAGCAAGCGCGAGTGATGTTTGCGGAACATGTGGTTTATTGTCGTCGAACTGATCGCATGACGATCCCGTTTATCGGCTCACTGTATCGCATGATCACGGGTCAACGGTTGAAGCTACCAAAGATGCATGTTGGTGTGGTGAAATACGGTACAGAACGCCATTCAATGACCGTTGATAAATGGACGTGTTTTGGCTCTGGTCTTTACAACGCTTATAACACCTCCCAGATATTTACCAGTAACTATGATCATGGCGTCTATTCATACTTGCCACCTTACTATACACATTATCGTTACCGCGTAACGTATGGCTTTAGGAATATCATGCGTATTACTAAGATATATTTCAAACGTTTTAAGAAAGTGACCTGCTTTGCTGGCGGCTGCTTATTGTCATTGCTGTGGCTTGAGTTTAATGCGCCAGATACTGAGGTAGTCACAATATCCCCGACTGAATACGCCAATTATAAAATAACGGGTTATTACAAGATGCCTAACCAGCCTTATACCTATTCGATGCAAAACTCTGATGGGACAAACATATCAAGTATTCAATTGAAAGATATTGGCTTTAAGGTGACAGCTATTAACGCCTGTACGTTAAAGCTATCAAATGGAAAATCTGAATCGTTAATCAAGTGTAGGTAAGATCATGAAAGCTATTATTGTTATTCTGTTACTCTCCTTTTCTTTCAATACCTACGCGAAAAAGATTGATGCCTTTGAAGCGCAGAATATGCCAATCACTGAGTTTGTGCAATGGTTCAGTACCTCATTAAATCAGAACGTGATTGTGTCTGAGGGGGTCAAAGGTGCGGTGACGTTCTCAGCTCCCTCGCTTGATGCTAATGACTTCTTCCCTTTTATTGAAACCGTGTTGGCAAGTAATGGCTTTCGATTAGAGCAGAACGGCAATATTTTCAAAGTCTCATTGTTGCGCGCCGGTGATCCATTACCACAAGTCTTAGGCCAAGATGTATTAATGCCTGGTCAAACTGAAGTTGTTGTAAGAAACATCAATGTCGTACCACCAAAGACCAAGTTTTATGATTTGTTGTATATCGACAATAAGAGTGTCAGCCCTATTATTCAAACCTTATTGGATAACTACAGTGCCAACACTGGTGAGACACAAACAGCGTACAGCATTATCACGTTGCCTCACGCTAATAGTTTAATCGTTACAGGGTCACCCTCGCAGATTGTCCAGATAGACAACCTGATACAGCGTATTGATGTACGTCGAAAGCAGATATTCATCCAAGCGGTGGTTATCGAGTCGCAGATTAATGATGGTAAGGAAGTTGGCGTAAACCTTAACGCTATGTTGGGCGATTTTGGTTTCTCGGTGATCACTAAACCAGCAGAAAGTATTCTTACTGGCGGTAGTATCATTTTTAAAGGTGGTGACATCGACGGCCTGATTAATGCTATATCGACTAACAGTAAAACTAAGTTACTGAGTAAACCGCATTTGTTGATTACTGACCGCGAACAAGGTTATATCACCGTTGGTCAGAACGTGCCCTTTTTGGTTTCTACTGAAGTAACGGATGGCGGTAATACGATCCAAAAAATCGAGCGTCAAAATGTAGGTGTATCATTGCGAGTAACACCACATATTATCGGTGATACGGTACTAATGAACATTAACCAAACATCAAGCAGCGTTAGTAATAGTGATATAGCGAGTGACATCATCACTAATAATCGCCAGATACAAACAGTGATTCAAGCCAAAGATGGCCAATCAATCATACTTGGTGGTTTGGTTGGTGAGGAATCCAGAAATAACGATACTGGAGTACCGATTTTAAAAGACATACCACTAATAGGCTCGCTCTTTGGCTCTACATCAGACAGAGAGATCAATAATCAGTTATCGGTATTGATAAAGGTTAGCATCATCTAGCTTTTGCTTTAAAAAACAAAAAAAGAAAACTTTGATGGCCGGAGGCCTAAACTAAAAGCGCGTTCTCCACTCCATTAGGATTGTGGATAACGCGCTTTTTTGTTATCCACATGACGTTTATTTAAAATCATTATTATTTTAAATAGTTTTTTGCTTACATGTAAATAATTGGAAATTGAATGTTTAATTAGATTCCAACCGCTATCGAGTTCACCCATTCCTTTACTTGTTGTTATCACTTTAAGCGCCCTGTTAAATTCAAATCAAATAATGTAACAATTATTTATCATTTGTATCAATGTAGATAATCTACCAAAACGAGATTACTCTTTTTAGTATAGATTGAATCACGTAGTCGTGGATATAAACATATTGTTAGGTTAAGGTATTTCTTTCTTATATAAATCATTAAGTACCACATAATGCTTTGTATACATAGAGGTATAGTTCTTAGATTTTGGAGAAATACATCAATTGAATCGATTAAATATAATATTAGTTATCACAAGTGTTATGTGTTTCTTTTTAGTATTTAAAACTAGTGATGAGCCATTAATTATTAGTGGGGAATTTTTTGAGTTAGCCTTTAGGCAATTCACTCTTGGAAATACAATATTGTTCAATTTATGTTCAGGACTGCTTATTAGTATATGGTTCTATTTTCTTGTTGTATTTATACCTGAGGCTAAACGTAAAAATCGTATTAAAAAACACTTTGTTATGCAATACCATCAGTTTCGTAAACAAGTTGTTATTTGCATTCTTAGTGCTTGCGGAGAAAGTGGTGATGCAGATTTGATTAATTCGTTAATTATCCCCTCTAAGTTCAAGACTTACTTCGATGGAAAAGATAAAACTGATCAGAATCGATGGTATGTATTCATGAACAATGCTGATGAAGTGATTGTTAAAAATATATTGGCAGAGTTTATTGCTTTTAAAGAAATGATCTCGTACTTATTAAATAATATTGATATTGAAGATGAAGAGCTTCATACATTTCTTCATAACTTTAATACTATAACGACTATATTAGTAAATACGCGAGCAGATGATTACGACAGTATGAAAAGCTTCTCTATATATTTAAGACCTATTTTTGCTGGTTATAGTTGGAAAAAGGGAAGTTATGATTATGACCGTTTTGGTAATATGTTCGACAGAATATAGTATCAATTTAGTATCCTCGCTATATTATCAAGATAATGATCGAAGTAATCTCCGCTCATATATAAATTAACTCTAACTAGTGCATATAAAATCAGCGATATTAAATATAGAGCCTCCTTAAACGGTAGGCTCTATAATTTTATTTCAGCTTCTTAAGCATTCGAGCTGTTCTCAATACTTCCCGCTGAAATCGTAGTTCATCTACCGCTCCTATTTCTATAAGAGCATTACCCATAATGATCCTGTTTGGTGTTAAAGGCCAACCATCAGGAGTAATTAGTTTTCCTTTGGATATTTTCCAGCCTTGCCAATCTTCATCAAGCGGTGATAATTCACGATAAGCGTACATTCTCATTAAACGCTTACATATCGGTGGAATGGTTTTGCCTTTATCCCACTGTAAGACGGTCTTAGGTGTTTTAAAGCAGAGCTTTGCTGTCATTTCAACAGTTAGGTTGCAAGTATAAAATCTAAAGATCTCATTTTCAGTAATGCGTTGTTTATTATTGGTATTATTCATTTCTAAACTAAAGAAAGAATATTACCATTCTCCTAAATTCCCCATGTGTATAATAATTGCGACTTTTTGCTTTTACTGACGGTTTAATCAATTATTAAGTACTTTGCTGATTCTGTATGCATACCTAAACACTCAATGGTATTCAGAAAATTTCATTTATAGAGATTGATCTCGAAACAAGTTCTTTCTTATATGTGTTTCATTGAGTAATAAATAAAATACGCCACTTCTAGTGGACTGCTATCTAGCAGAAGACTTCGGGCATTTAGCCATTGTTAGTTTAATAGGAAATAGTCGTGGATATTTGGGATGTATTATTTAAGGCACTTGAGCAATTTTGGTATGTAGTACCGTTACTAATTATTCTTAACATCTTCAAGAGTCGTTGGTTTAAAGGTGTATTCGGCGAGTTTCTTGTAAACCACCTTTTACTCAAGCTACCAAAATCTGATTACACCCTAATTAAAGACGTTACCTTGCCTACCGAAGATGGTACGACACAAATTGATCATGTCGTTGTTTCTAAGTTTGGTATCTTTGTCGTTGAAACAAAAAATATGAAAGGCTGGATCTTTGGTTCCGCTCGTCAAAAGCAATGGACGCAAAAGATTTATCGTCATACATCTAAGTTTCAAAACCCACTACATCAAAATTACAAACACGTTAAAACTCTAGAGTCCCTGCTAGATTGTAGCGGTGAACAACTGCACTCAGTCATTGTTTTCATTGGTGAGAGTACTTTCAAAACAGAGATGCCACCAAACGTAACTTATGCACGTGGCTGTATCCGTTACATACAGCAATTTGATGAGGTTGTATTTTCTGATGATGAATATTCTCGTTTAATAGAATCACTGAATCAGATTAAGTTAAAACGTGGGATAGCTACAAACCTAAAGCACCGTAAGCATGTACGAAAAATAGTTGCTGATAAAGAGTCTATAAAACTATGCCCTCGTTGTGGTTCTGCAATGTTAATGCGTGAAACAAAGCGTGGTGAGAATAAAGGCAAACAGTTTTGGGGTTGTTCTTCGTTCCCCAAGTGTAGGACAGTTGAGCAATTAAACTAATGTGAAAGTTAGTATTTTAGCGCTTTTGATATGCAATTATACGATATGCGTATTAGAAACTTTTGGTAACACACTCAACAAACTGTTAACAGCGTTTTATTGTTAATATCGGCGTAGGAAATGTACCAAAACGAGGCTTACTCTCCTGTTTTTACTTGAGATAAAATCACATGGTGCGTTAAATATGAATATTGTTAATGGTAATAATACGGATAAACGATTTTCCATTTTTTGCTATTAATCGATGAGTTTGAATATATAAATTAGGTATAGATTATGGCAATGATTGTAGAGGAACATATAGATAACTGGGATGATTTATCATTTCGAATCAATGATAATTTCACACATTTTAATAACTATATATTTAGGGGGCAGGCAAATGAGAATTGGAAACTGGAACCTACATTATCAAGAGCATTAGAGAGTGCTGGTTATAGCAAAAATGAGCATAGAGAAATTACTGAAGTTCACTTGAATAAATTTAAAGAAAATATAAGAGGCAGAGTTAATTTGAATTTAAACTCGGCTTCTGATGATGAGTTATGGTCTCTCGGACAACATTTTGGTCTTTATACAACTTTACTAGATTGGAGTCGATCTCCATATGTAGCTTTGTTTTTTGCATTACAGAATTGTAAGGATGGCGAAAATGGAGCTTTATATGCTATTTGGGAAACAGATATTTCTACAATAAGAAAAGAAAAAAGTGGTAATCAAAAAAATGTCCATTTAGTTAATCCATTAACTAACTATAACGATCGTCTAGTAAATCAAAGAGGACTTTTCATTCATATACCAACACATATTAATTTGTATAATTGGATAAAAAGTAGCACTGAATTTGACTGGGTTACAATGTATAAAATAACTTTCCCAAGCTCTATCAAACAACAAGCATTATCAGCGTTAAATAATATGAATATTAATCAGTTATCTTTGTTTCCAGATCTTTATGGTTCGTCTGAACATACAAATTATGAGCTAATGATTGAGCCATATTTACAAAAACAGAGAGATGAATTTCGCAATCGTACTGATTGGTAA